TGTGCTGATCCTCTTAATGGGCTTGGTCCAAAACCTGATGCACGATAACCTCCTGCACCACCTCCACCTCCACCATTTGTAGCTCCACCACCACCACCAGCAACTACCATGTAGTTTACTGGCACTGTTCTATTTATCCAAGTAGAACATTTAACATTTGAAAAGTGATCGTGAATATTCCACGCACCAGGTGCAATAGCTTTTAAACTTACTGCGTTTTGTTTTATTATTACAATTCCTGATCCGCCTAAAGTACCTCCACCACCGCCACCTCCGCCAGTGTTAGCTGTTCCATTTGCTCCTGTTGCTGGGCCATTACTTCCAGCACCTCCACCACCAGGTCCTGCTGCTCCTACTGTACCATAAGGTGATGATGGTGAAAAAACTCCACCTCCTCCACCGCCAGCATATACTCCTGAATTAGGTGCTCCTGGAAAAGTTGGAGAAACATCAGTTCCTGGTCCACCATTTCCTCCGCAAGCTGTACCAGCTGTGTTAGATGTTTTTGTACCATTAGCTCCGGCTCCACCAGAACCTCCTCCGCCACCACCAGCGTAAGAATAACATTGATCAAATACTCCATTTCCACCAGCATTTCCTTCTGGTGGTGAATAACATCCTTCATTACCTGCTGCTCCAGAGGCATTGTTATGACAACCTCCTGCACCAGATCCACCTGTTCTAGCAGTTCCACCAACTTGTGATCCTCCACCAGTAGCGGATTGACAAAATGCACTTGAATCTACTCCACAAGAACTTCCTGGTCCAGATCCACCTCCACCAATAACTATTGGGGCTGGATTTTTTGATACTGCCCCAGGAATTGTAAGAGGTAAATTTCTTAATCCACCAGCTCCTCCAGCTCCATTTCTTCCAGCGCAGCCACCACCGCCTCCACCAGCAACAATTAATACTTGAGCTGGTCTACATTGACCATAATCATTATCTGTAAAAGTAAAATTACTAGTTGATGTTACTACCGTTTGACTTGCTGAAACACACTTGGCTGCTTTTACAGCATTACAAGGTCCAATTATACCGCCATTTCCAGCCATAAATTAAACCTCCTAATCGTTCAACAACTCATAAGATACGAAATAAGTTAAATCATTTGCAGCACTAGCTGTAAAAGCTAACAAATCTGTTTCGTCTAAATAAATTGGGTTTTCTAAAAAACTTAAAGTTGCATCTGCTGGTACAGAAATTGTATTTGCAATTTTAACATAGTTAGAACCATTATCCACACTAACTTCAATTGTTATATCAGCAGCATTTGTGCCATCTACGTTTGCAACAAGTATTGTATTTACTTTTGCTACTTTCTCAGCTGCAACGTCTATTGCAGTTGTTCTTGATGTACCATCCAATAAGGCAGTTGAATTAACTGCGTTAATTGTTGCTACGTTTACTATATTTGGTGTTGCCATATTATCTCCTTTTACCCGAATACGATAGCCATTGCAATAGCTTTTCCTGTTGAAGCAAAATTAGCATTGGCATCTACATATGTTATTAGCCTTGAAGCAGCTACTTTTCTATTAGTTCCACCTGCTCCATTGTCTACAATAAATAAATCAGCATCTACGATAGCTTCTCCTATATCTGTTGCTCCGTCTATATCTAAGTCTGCTATAGCTATACTTCCATCTGGAAATACAGGTGCTTGACTAAATGTTACAACCCCATTTGAAGCAATTGCTATTGCATCTGTATCAGAAGCTGAACCTATGTTACCAGCGTCAGCTATAACTAATCCTGCTCCAGATGTAACTGTTGAATTAAATGTTGCTGCACCTGCTTCAGACATATCTAAAGTTAACGCTGTAATAGCACTTCCATTATCATCACCTTTAAATACAATATCTTTGTCTTGAACACTTGCAGTAATTACTGCATCACTTGAACTATTGCTGATATCAAGAATTGAAGTTCCACCAGATTTAAATGTTACATTGTTACCAGCAGCATCTAATATAATGTCTGCCGCAGCATCTACTGTTAAATTATTTGCTGATATTGTTAAATCAGTTCCATCACCTTCAATTTTTTCTGAATCTCCACCAAATACTATTCCAACATTATTTGGAACATGTATATCTGATGTCGCTGTTAAATTAATTTTAGCACTAGATGCTATTGTTAAATCTGTTCCATCACCTTCAATTTTTTCACCATCATCACCAAAAGTTACACCTATATTTGCTGGAACATTGACATCTGCTCCTGCTTCTAGTATTAAATCTCCTGCAACATCAATTGTTAAATCTCCAGAAGATAAATCTATTTCTGTGCCATCAATTGTAATATTGTCAACAGTAACTCCACCATCAGCATCTACTGAAGTAGCAGAAACAGTACCAACAACTATGTTACCAACTGTTCCACTAAATACTTCTGATGAGTTACTAGCAGCAGTTAAAAATGTAAACGCTGTTGCACTGTCATCAAAACCAAAAAAACCTATACGAGCAGAAGAACCATCATGATATCTAAATTCTATACCTCTATCTTTATTATCATCAGAGCCTGGTGCAGTATCTCCACCTAAAGTAAAAATAGGATCATCTACTGTAACTGTCGTACTATTAACTGTTGTGGTTGTTCCGTTTACTGTAAGATCCCCTGTAATTGTTAAATTATCATTAACAGTTACTTCAGAAGTTGTATGGCCAATTGAAATAGGCACACCTGAAGTTGCAGTACCTATTGTAATGCCATTTGATGTATTAGAATTATCAATGTTTAATGAAGTTGTTGCGTCTAATGAAATAGTTGTGCCATCAACAGCTAAAGTACCATCAATGTCTGTATTATCTAAATTTGCTGTTCCATCAATATCTGTGTCTCCAGAAATATCTAATTCAGTTGCTATAACTTTATTATTAAATGTAGCCGCTCCTGCTTCACTACCATCAAGTGTAAGCATAGTAATATCAGAACTATTATCAGTCCCTTTAAATATAATATCTGAATCATTTGCTGTAGCATCAATTGTAATATTACCTGAAGATGTTGCAATTGTTACAGCTCCATCACCTGTTGAAATGTCGTCTGCCGCTATAGCAGCAGCAGTAACACCAGTTTGAAAATATGTTTTTAATGTAGTGACATTGGTCATTCTCATTGTGCCAGCATCATTTACAAGTAAACCGTCTCCATCTGCAACTGCTGTAGTACCTCGTGCAGTACCACCATCTATTAAATTAATTTCTGCTGCTGTCGTAGTTATTGTTGTGCCATTTATTGATAATGCGTCTGTTTCTAATGTACCATCTATATCTGCATCACCTGATATATCTAAAGTAGCTGCATCTAACTCACCTGATAAAGTAATATTAGTAGCACCAGTAATAGCACCATCCATTGCAACAGCACCATTAATATCAATTGTTGTTGCATTAATTTCTATTTCGGTGTCTGATACTAAATCTAAAACACCGTCTGCTGATTGATGTATATAAGTTCCACTATCACCAAATTGTAATTGGTCTGTGCTTGATAATAATAAACCTGTATCCGCAACGTGTGTTAAACTAACATCTTGGTCATCACCAAAATTAATAACTGCACCATCTGCTAAAAATAAATCTGCAAATTCTAAAGAAGATGTTCCTAAAGCTACTCCATCTGAAGATGAAGGAGCAATGGCACTAGTAGTTATTCTAACTCTATCTGTTCCACCAACTTTAATATCTATTTGATCATCTGTATCTGCTGTAATATCTGTGTCAGCATCTGCATCAAGAGTTAATGAATTACCATTTAAATCATGTGCTCCAACTCCGCCACCTATGTTTGTATCTACAACATCTGTGCCGTTAGCGTATAAAATTTTTGTTCCTTTATCTGAGGTTCCCCAAGTAACTCCAGTTTGGCCAGATACTTTTACTGTAACAGTATATGCACCTGAACTTTGGTTATCTATAATCCAAACTTTTTCATTAGCTGGAACTGTAACTACTGCATTACCAGTAATTGTTCCTGTTAATGCTATAACCGCGTGACGAGCTACGTCTCCTGTTGAACCATCTGTATAAGTTAAAGCCACTGTACCACTACTTGTCAAAGCTTGTGACACGTAACCATTAATTGCTTCTTCTAAAATCTGTATATTGGTATTAGTTTTTGTTCCCCAAGTTCCGGCGTTTTCGCCAGTTGCCATTAACTCTGTTCCAATATCTGTATAACTTGATGCCATAATTTATTCCTTAAGGTGTTGGTGAGTTGACTGGTATTCTAACTGTTCCATCTGTATAGTCATCTCTTCGTCTTCTACCTAGTTGTTCTCCTCCAAATTTTTGTACTTCTTGTTGGTATTTTTGTTCGTATAATTGCAGCATATCAGCTGGGCCTTTCAAGAAACCATAAGTTTCTGCTAGGCAACAATATAGCAGACCATTTGGAAAATTCATACTAATATAATTAGTGCCATTATCTTCTAATAATGCTGGAGCTGCGTTGTAGTGAATTTTATAAGCAAACGTCCCGCTTGG